TGCCCCACGGAGACCGCCCCCCGCGGCCGCGGCTTGAGGTTTGGGGGCACGCGTGGCGTCTCATTCCGATCAACTGCTTGTCCGAAAGCATTCTACGAAGCCAAGTTGCTGAATTAAACAGGCCGAGCGTGTTTCGGATGAGTTTCTTGTCGGAGCTCAACGACAACCAGGTTTGCGGGATTATCTGCCCGGAAAATCTTTCGTAAGGACTGAAGCCGATGTCGATGACTCCCAGCCGACACAACGCGCCGTACAGGTTCGGTTCGTCGCGATGGAATTCGGGAGCTCCTTTCACGGAGAGTCCCGCCCGAAGCTGGTCGACGGTGCATGTCCTCCATGAAAGCAATGCGCCGATGATGCTCGTAACCAATTCACTGTTTGCCTTGACCATGCTTTCCGCGAACAATCGGTTCGGGACGATCCACTGATGACGTTGCGCCAACACTCCGGGGTGTTCGTTGTTCGCCACGTCGCTTCCGCGAATCCAATCGGCGTCGCTACCCATCGGCCATAGAGCACGGTCATCGGGATTCGGTGTGAGTGAGAGATCAACCACGATGGAACCACCCTTTTTTCTTTTTCACTTCGAACTTGGCCGGTTCGAATCCCTTATCGGGCAGAACCCATTCAAGGGTCTGCTCTCTCGCCAAGTCCAGATTCGAGTCAGCCCAATTCGATTTACCGGATGCGATCAGATTGCCGGCCTCGACCGTCTGGTACTCGACTCCGAGAAAAATCCCGTATCTTGAATAATCAAGTGGCCGGTAGTCTGTCATTCCGACCGGGACCGTGTCTTTTATTCCGATACATTCTCGGGGCAAACCGTAACGGGGAAACGCGCTGAGCAGATTCAACGCATCTCCTTGCGTTTGCACGCCGGCCTTGACGATGACCAGGCAAAGGTCGCCGGCAAGAACGTAGGGGACGACCATTCCTCCGGCGGCTGTGGTGCTGTCCTGCAGATCGTCTGCGCTGATACGGTCGAGATCCAGGACGACGAAGTCCCAGAGCTTGCGTGCTTCCTCGATGTATGCGCGGTAGTGGTCCCACGACACCATCGCACCGGCCGGTGGAGCGAACGAAACATCGTAACCGATGTTGAACATTCGTCCCGAATTGGCGCCGTATTGTGCCGCCATGCCGGGACGCCAGTCGGCTATGGTGCGCGCCGGCATACGCTGCCCAGGGTCGAAGAAGGAACGTTGCGATGACTGTCTCATGTTGCCGTCGATAAGGAGGGGGCGTAGTCCTTTTTCTCTTGCCCGCTCGCATAATCTGCGTGAGGAAACCGTCTTTCCCACGCCTCCAGTGTTCGATGTGACAATGATCATGGGTGCCGTCTGGTGGGTCCTGTTCAGGATGATATCGCCTACCAGACGCTTGTCGATTGTCTGTATCCGCCAGAACTCGTGGACGAAATCCGTGATGCTTCGGTCCATGAAATATTCGGGGAGGGCCTGCGCTCCGATGGGTATCTGTCCGCGGTCGATCCAGTAGATTGTCCAGCCTGCATCGGCGACCGGCATCCAGTTTCCCGGGAGGTTCGTGAACACGATTCCCTGACGGCCTGGACGCACCGGGTGCCTTGTCAGGAAGTCTGCCTGGGCTGCGAAATCCTCTCCTGCGGGCACCCTCCAACGCTGTTCGGGGACCTTGGATCGCAGCACGTCGAGGATGCCTCCATGTCCGATTATCAGACTTGCCATCTTTTCTCCAAGTTCCTTTGAACTGTTTTTTGCTTGTTCCGGGGGTTTGCTCCGGAAAGAGACCATTTTTGACGAAACAACACTGATTTAGTTTTATTGACTGTTTTTTGTTTTTGTTGCTTGTTCGTCAATCGTCCTGTCTGTTCATTTCTTGATATTACGTCATATCTTGTTATGTGCCGAATATTTGTTGAAATTAACCATTCAGGATGATGACTTTGCTGATGTATGGGTTGTTGCGGTTCGTTGCTTTGTTGCGTTTTCGTTCCGTAGGTTCGTTGCTTTGTTGGCAATGTTGCGGTTCGTTGCTCTGGTTTTACCCTGCTGTGATGTGGTAATGGTGTCTTGGTGTTTGTGTGATGTGTTGCGGGTTGGCTTCTTTCTCTTGTTCTTGGATTGTCTTTTTCTTATTTCTTCTTCTCTTCTTTTTTTTCTGACTTTTCTTGGTTGCCTGTCTGCTCTTTTGTTTTTGTCCGTGATTTTTCTGGTCCGCTAGTTTGCATGAGAAACGGCGGCCGCGCGGCGCCGCGCCGAAGTCAAAACGGTTAATTTCAATATTTTTTCGGTTATTCGTTGTTTGCTCGGATACAGTCGTTGAAGACGGTTCACTCGAACGGTCCTGCCTTGACGAAGGGAGTTAACGATGGCAGATTTTCCATGGAACAACAATTTCGGCACCCCGACCCCAGCCCCAGCGCCGGTCGACGATTCCGAGCCGGTAAACGAAGCCGGGCAAGCGGACGATTCTGAGAACTGGTCGGCATCGGACGAGGATTCTCAGCCTGACGTCCAGCCGGAAGAGACGGATTCCGTCGATGAGACAACGCCCGACCGTGAGGAAGAAACCTCCGTCAAGGGTGCCAAGACCACGCGGCGCAAGACCGCGAAGAAAAACTCGTCCTTCCCTCATTTGGAAGCCGCCTCGTACGCGAAGATCAAGGACATGCTCGACGTTCTTTCCGATGACCGTACCGCGAACATCGCCAAGATTCTGTGCGAGACCAGCAAGACCGACGCTCCGGTTCTGCTTGAGGTGTTGACGGAAACCAAGACGCGGAAGCGGGTCGCCGAATTCTCCAAGTTCGTCAAGGAACTGGCTGGCGCTCAACCGTCCGACCTGAAGATGAGGCTTGCTTTCGCGTTCATGGAAGACAAGACTCTGTCCAAGACTCTGTTCGCTGTTTTGAATGCCGCCGAACCGGATCGTGGTTTCGGCCGCGCGTCCGGTGAGCCGATGAAGGATGTCAATGCGGTGGCTGAACACTGGGGTGACGGCGTCGATCTCAGTGTGGTTGAGAAGCTGAAAATCTGACGGCCGGCATCTCGGGATGCTTGAACGGTTGGATACGAACATGGATCCGTATCCAACCGTTTTTTATTATTCCGCGATGAGCTGCACACGGTTCTCCGCCTTTGGCGGCATCCCGTATGGTCTGATCACGAGGCCCGCCCTCGTCAACGAGAATACCCAGATTTTCTGAATCTGGTTGAGCTTTGTGAGGCTGACGGTGAGGTGCTTGGTGGACACCGTCTCCGTGCTCGTACCGGGGACGATCTTGTATAGATTATTTCGACTGATATACAGTTCCTTCTGCTCCGGACAGTAGAGCGTCGCGAACACCAGCAGATCCAAGGACAGGCTTCCGCCACTGGTTCCGACGACGGCGGAAAGAGGAATCTCCTTCGGTTCGCGCGACATCAATCGGACGTATTCCCAAGTGAAGGTAATGGTTTTTTCGTTCCAGCTTTCGCCTTGGACGATGTTCGTCTCTTCGATCGGTTTTATTTCTTTGCCGTCCCTTGAAGTGAACGTGATGTCCTGATAGCCGATGATGCTGGTGACCGTATTCTGTCGGCCGCAGCCTCCCGTCAGCATGCCCATTCTGCGGGCCACTTGCCGTACGTCCTTGCCGATGGTCAGCGTCCTGGTCTTGCCGTTGTAATCCGCGTTTTGTGTGTTCACGAACGTCGTGAACAGGATGCTTAGGAGTCGAGGCGTCCTGCCGAATGCGAGCGGATGTTCGTTGCCGCGCACGTATGGGATGAGCGGGTATGCCTCTTCCGCGACGTAAAGAATTCCGAATCCTGTGGCTATGCCGTTGTCCATCCCGACGCTTCTCAGCCTGTGTATTTTGTTGAGCATCCCGACTCTTCCCCTGTTTTTGCTTTTTCGGTTGATACCAACAATTTTACGGTTTTTCATACGCGACATGCCAACATACCCAGTAAGGCAGATGCTTGTTTTACACCGTCGAACCGAAGACCTACTGGCCTTTCTTCCTGGGACTGAGGTTCAGACACTGCAGCCGGTAATGAATTCTGCAGGACACCAGTTTCGGGTCGAGTTTCCCATACGCATTCCGGGCCATGTCGATATACAGTCGACACCCCGGATCCGACAAAGCGAAATCACCGACACTCCAACCCAATGGTTCCTCCTCGTGAGACTTATGCCTCGCCATCAGAAAAAACAACCTCCGATTCACACCGATTCGCATCCGGATTCGACGGCCGACGCGCCGTCCAAGTTGGTCAAAAAAGGCGGGCATGCTGGAGGCGTTGGGGTCGTCACCCGGCATGCCCGCCGGTCGTGGTTCTTATTTGTTCCACTGCGGGTCGTTCGGGAATGAGATGGGCGAGCCGCCCCACATCTGCCTGTCTGAATTGATCATCGCTTCGGTGTATCCGCCGTCCATGAGACTCTGGGTCCTGAGGTCGAGGTCGGGCCTATAGTGCTTGGTGGCTGGCGGTATCATGCCCATCATGTCCCCGCTGTTGAATCGGAGGACTTCCTTGTCGGCTTCCTCGCCGGCGATCAGCACGTCGATGTTGTTGAGCAATGTCATCGCGCTTTTCGTGTACGGGATGTCCCCTCTTCCGATGCTTCCCGTGAAGGTGATTTTGCATTCCCGGAGAAATTTGACGTGTTCGTCGATGTGTTCCAAGAGGTTTGGTGGTGTCGCTTCGACGAGGTGCGATCCGATGTTCGGTTCTGCCGTGAAGGTCATGTTGGCTCCTGTTTTTTTTTGATATCAACCGATTACGTTTTGTCGTTTTGGGGGAACCGCAATCGCCGTCTTCGGCATCGCTTGTGGTGGCCCTGAGGTAATTGCGTTGGGGGTTCCGCTGTTTTCTCGGTGTGTATCTTTTGTTTTTTTATGTGGACGCGTTCAGCATATCGCGACACTCCGAAGATTCACCCCCTCCCCTTAATTCTCTTTTACTTGTTATACTGAATACGTCCACATAAATCGAAAGAAAACAACGACAACCAATGGAAGAACACGACAAACGCTTCTGGCGAAACATGACATTCGCCCAGCTCAGAAACCGACGGGTACGAGTCTCCGCATACGGCGGCGACATGATCCTCGAATTCCGACTCACTCCCGGAATCGGACACACGCTCGGAGCCCGGCAATACACTGTCAACGGCTTCGACATCGGCGAACTGTTCCACGAAGGCCATGACGGATTCATGGAACTCACCCGGCAGAAAGCACCCGTCAGCATCAAGCTGCTACCCGACGAACCCGAATGCAAAATCATCGAAGACATCACCGGCGTGCAACCCGGAGACGTCTTCGTGCAAACGAACGGGAACAAATATCCAGTACAGGAAATCACCGATGACGGCCATTGTCTAGTCCTGATTGACTCCAACACCTATCGGATTGATGACGACGCATTCGACCATGCTTTGCGACCGGCACCCGCACGAATTCCGGATCGCCCCGGACTGTGGGAGGACAAGTCAGGCGGCCTGTACACCGTGTGGAAAAACGGTCAGGAGCTTTGGGTCATGCAGATACGCGAGTCCGATGGGCGTTGGATGAACGGCCCTGCGCTGCTAATCGGCAAGACGGGAGAAAACGTCAACGATTCAACGACAAAGGATCTGTCCTCGAAAGCTCCATTCCGATTCCATGATGAAGAACTGTGAGGGGAGAGAATGCAATCCGTCACCAACATTTTCGACCAACTGCGTCTCTCTCCGCCTATTCCTGGACCACTGCACAAGAGAACGGTTGACGCTGCGGATCTTGGCACCACCGCCGAGGTTCTTGCCGCGGCGAAAGCCCTATACCGGCTCGTCGAAGGTCGTAGCGGCCGTCAGATTCTCGACTTCGGGCAACTCCCGAAACGAGATCAGAACCGGTACATCAACGAAGCGTTCAAAGCCTTCAACGATGCGCGAAAGGAAATGAAGTGCGGTTCCGAACGAAAATCCTGAACCACTTCTGCCGAGGATGCGGAACACTCCTGTCGGCAGATGAGAGACAGACCGGACTCTGCTCTTCCTGCTGGTTCGAAAAGGAGAAGAAGCAGTCCCTTGATGACAAGGACTGGCAGGAGGAACTGCTTCGAGAACTCGACGGATATCAGCCGATGGCGGGCCGATAAGAGACCGTAATTCAGAACGACAAGGAAACCGATGAGTATTTTTTTCATACAAGAAAAATCAGTTGACGGTTGGAAGCCCGCCTGGCATCGGAGTCTCATGCCTTCTTTCGAGAGCAAAAGACAAGCCATGCGCACCGTCCGAAGATATGTCATGCAACACGACCGAACGAGGCCAAGCATGTTCCGGATTCTCAAGATGAAGGTCTGATATGACGGTGCTACGCATCGACAATGATGACGGATCATGCCGGCTGGAGATACCCGGGACCAATCGCCGCTGGTCCCTGATCCTGTTGAGGGTTCCCAGCTTTAACGGGTTCAGCGCATACGTGACACCACAGGGCGGAAAGCTCGACGAGAACACTCCGAAAACATCCGTGTCAGACATCAGCGACCTGATTTCCGTACGCGACTTCATCGATGAAACCATCGCACAACACAATCAAGGACCAATCAGTGGCAGAAGAACAAACCCACTTTGAAATCATCGAATGCGAGAACCACATACCCGTGGCGATCCGTCAATTCGACTCGGAGGAAGAGGCCATGGAATACCTGAACATGCGTCTCAAATCAGAACAGCCAACCCATCCATCCGAACGCCATGAGGCACAGGAATCCGAGGGGACGACGGCGCAGGGGCTGCATGAATTCTCAGAACAGCTCCGCATCCAATCCATTCTGCGCATGCTGGAAATGAACGCGAGAGGAGAATTCAACGCCTTCGAACGCATCGAACTGTATGCCGCGCTCAACAATCAAAGAACAAGAAAAGCTCTTGGAATCACCGTCGAATCCTCTCCTTGCAAACAGAACCGCCAAAGGATTAACACGCAATGACATCAGGGAAAAAGCTCGATCGGGAAACCGTCGATTACCTTCGTACGCTGCCTGAAATCGTGCGCAGAGTGCAAGGCGGACGAATCTACTACACGAACTCCTTCAGGACGCAAGCGACGGCACGCTATGCCATGGGAGACCGGCCCGTCGACATCTTCCGCGACAACGGGATAGGACCCGAAGTAATCGGGTACAAGCGCATCGAACGCTGTATCGCCCGGTGGAAAGAAAACCCGGACGAATTATCCACAGTAGATAGTCGAACGTCACGTCTGAAGCGCATCGAGGAAGAAATCAAATACCTCGAGCAGCAGGCGAAGAAAATCCGACTGGCCGAGGACAAGGAGGTGAGCAAGCAATGAATGATCCGTTTAACCAGGAACTACCACACAAGGATGAAGCGGAACGCACCGTATTAGGTGCGATGCTCCAATCCCGTGCCGCCATTGACGAGGCGCGTCAGAAAATCACGGAAAACGACTTCTACCAGCCGAACAACAAAACGATTTATCGTCTGATCTGCGACCTGTCCGATCAACATGGCGACGTTGACGCCACACTGCTTTGCATGACATTGACCGAGCGGAAAATGCTTGATCATGTTGGAGGCCTGAACTACGTCGGCAAGCTCATCGATTATGCTCCGACCACGTCGAATGTCGGCATCTACGCGGACATGGTCAAAGACGCGGCGAAACGACGCGACATCATCGCCATCGGCACCCGCATAGCGCAAATGGGTCATGCGAACGATGCCGACACCGACAGCATCATCGGCAACGCCTTGGATGAGGCGTTCCATATCGGCGAGGACGATTCCAGTACCGATTACAAGGACATCTATACGGTTTCCACCGATATGCTTGACCATCTCGACAAGATTCAGAAGGGGGAAATCACCGAAGGAGTCCACACCGGATTCAGGGACATCGATGACGTGACCCACGGTCTGCAACCAGGGCAGATGATCGTCGTCGCCGGACGCCCGGCCATGGGAAAGTCCACGTTGGGAATGGACTTCGCACGGAATGCGGCCATTCACGACGACCAATGCACAGTCGTCTTCAGCTTGGAAATGAGCCGTGAGGAAATCGCGCAACGCCTGTTCTCCGCCGAGACGAACATTCCGTTGAATGTTTTCCGCGACCCGTCTCAAATGACCGACGAACGATGGCGAACCGTCAACAGTTTTTGGCAGAAGCTCAAGGACAAGCCATTGTATATCGATGATTCCGCGAATCTTAAGGTCCCTGATATTCGAGCGAAATGCCGCAGGTTGAAGGAGACAAAAGACCTGAAACTCGTGGTCGTCGACTATCTGCAGCTCATGTCCAGCGGGCGCATGACCGAGAACCGTCAGCAGGAGGTAAGCGACTTCAGCCGCCAGTTCAAACTGTTGGCCAAGGAACTGCAGGTGCCGGTCGTGATCCTCAGCCAGCTGAACCGCAACGTGGAAATGCGCGCCGACAAAGTACCTCAAATGAGTGACCTACGCGAATCCGGCTCCATCGAACAGGACGCCGACGTGGTGTTCCTCGTACACCGTCCCGACGCCTATGACAAGGAAGACCGGCCCGGCGAGGCCGACATCATCATGGCCAAGCATCGCAACGGCCCGACCGAGACTTTCCACCTTGCTTTCCTTGGAAGCAACAGCAAGTTCAAGGACATGCCGCAGGGCTATACGACCGGAATCTGACCTACAGGAAAATAGAAGGAAACAGATCATGGGAGAGAAAATCACCGCCAAAGTGGAAACCATCACCCCGGAAATAGCGAAAACCATGCTCGGCGAAAACGTCAACAACCGGCGTATCAGCCGAGACAACGTCAACTTGTTCGCCCGCGAAATTCGCAACGGCGAATGGCGGTTCAACGGTGAGGCCATCAAATTCGGCAAAGACGGGCGGCTGCTGGACGGCCAGCATCGTCTGCTCGCCGTCATCGCCGCCGACAAGCCGTTGACCACGCTCGTCATCCGAGGGTTGGAAGACGAAACCCAGCAGACCATGGACAGCGGAAAAACCCGCACCTTGGGCGACGTGCTCACCTTGCGCGGAGAAAAGAACTCCACGCAGCTCGCCTCACTGGCCCGCGCCGTGTATCTGGCCGACCAGCTGGGCATGGAGGCCGCCGCTCAGAACGATCTGAAACCCACACGCGGTGAGATTATCTCGTTCATCGACCAGACCCCGCAACTGGCGGACGTGCTCGCCGCATCACGCGCGTTCCGCAGCCAATCCGGGGACATGCTGACCAGCAGCATGTTCGCCTCGCTCTGGTGGACGTTCGCGCACATCGACACGGATGCGGCCAACAGGTTCTTCACGAGCCTCGCCAGCGGCGCGAACCTGCAAGCCGACGATCCGATCCTCATACTGCGCAACACGTTGATGGCTCAGCCTCACAAGGCCGGCCGTTCCACCCGCGACAACCGTGTACGCATCGCCGCATTGACCATCAAGGCGTGGAACAAGTGGCGTAAGGGCAAGCCTCTCCGCCAGTTAAAGTTCTCAGCCGGAGAATCGTTCCCTACGCCACGCTGACCGGTTATCCACAATCCACAACAACTGTCCACATAAAAAAAAACAATCAAAAAAGGAACCATCATGGCATACAACAAACGCTACCGCGTCTCCCACACATTCGAAAACGGGACCCGATTCATCGGCACCATCGGGATAAGGAACGCAACCCCGGATTTCCCTGAAAACATCGAAGGCCGTATGATCGTGGAATCGGTTAACGGACGATTCCAAGGCGTCTTCAAACTTGTCAACGGGACTGTCGGCCGCGTTTCTGGCGTAGTACTTCCACCTCAGCCAAAAAATTGGATCTTCGAGCCACAAGGTGCAGACAAGTATCTGCAAAACGAGACCGGGCCGAATGTCGAGCTGCCTCGCACCGAACTCGACATCGCATCCAACCGGGAGCCCCAGTATGACAGTGTCCTCAGCGACGGGACTCCCGACGATGCGGAATTGTTGAGTCTCATCGCCTGACCGGAGCGAGAAAAATGGCACAGATACCATCCGGATTCACGTTCAACGACGACATCACCGAAGACGCAAGCGAAAGATTCCCGCCGCCCGCATTGGGCTCCACCAGCATCAACTGGAATGACGCCGGCAGCGTATACGACGCGATTCAAAAGGTCAGCGAACAGTTCAAACAAGCGTTCGCCGACCTCATCGACCAGTCCGCAAAAGGCACTGACAATAGCGTGGAATCACGATTGTTCTTCACCATCGCCGCCTACAGCGCCATGAACGAACTGCACGACATGACCGCCCCCATACTCTCCAGCACGCTCATGAACCAGCATCCCGACTGGGTGCCGGTCATCAACGGCTGCGAAAGCAACGAGGAACTGATGGAAGCCTGGCCGGACGTGAAAACCGTGCATGACGCGCAAATCCAAGCGAACAAAACCGGACGACCGGTACGAGTCCATTTGAAGGACGCCGACGTGGACGCGATCATCTCAGTACAACCGATAAAAGAGGAGGACTTCCATGCTGAACGAGCGGCCTGAAGGCAAAGACGTATCCAACCTGGCCCATGGGCATGCCCCGTTCATCGGTCTGCCGGTCAGCGGAATCATGCTGTGCGTCGCGGTTCTGTATGCGATTCGACATATCGGCGGATACAGGAAAGGACAATGATGGTTGACTATTCCGATTGGTTGAATTCTCTGCCTAGGGAATTCCATCTGAATACTGGGTGGTTTCTGGTCATTGCAATCGTCTCCGCATTCGTCATGTTTCTGATACTCGCTCGCTGCAGAGACCTCACCGATAGCTTAGGTTGGGAAAAATGCCAAGCATGCATCACAAGCCTCATCATCGCCGCCTGGGCAATTGGACTGCTTTGGTTGTCAACTACAACCGGAACGGAGCCACAGTACTTGACGTTCACGGAAAAGACGGAACGGACGTTCAATGTCAGTCATCTGCGTTGCGAAAATATCGGCGGATGCCCATCCAAGAAGCTGCCGGAAGATAGAACCGAGGCCACGTGGCTGCAGGGCAACAGGTATGTCAAGGGGTGGATACTTGTGGACGGCAACAAAGTCGGTCTCGTTGGATCCAATGGAATCCTATTAACGGTTAAGGAATCGTAATGAGCAGGACAATGACCTATGAGCAGCTGGAGTTGAACGGTTGTTATGCGATGCTGTGCGAAGCGTTGCGCGCCTGGTATCGGATCCAACATGACCATATTCGCGAGATCGCGGCGAAAACGTTGAAGGATGTGTACGGGTACGAATTCCACTCGAACGGCGGAGGCTGCCCGTGGCGTCTCCCGTCCGTCGACCATGAGCAGGCGTTGAACGGTATGCGCGCTCTAGGCCTGCCGGAAGACAAGTTCACAGAGAACACGATTGTCCTTGCTCGCCTGCTTGACGGCCAAAAGAAGGACTATGAACTCACGTCGGGACATACCTTGGAAACACCGAAAACCGTATACGGTTCCGACGTTGACCGGCTTGTCGTAGTCGAACAATTCCATAATGCGTTCCGCCGTATCACCGCCGACTGGGACAGTACTCTAAACAGAAAAGCCATGGACAAGAACCTGGAACAATTGCTACCCATGGCCGCGCATGCGATACGAAGCGACCGTGAGGGCGGGACACCTGAACTGCGGCCGATGCTCGACCTATGCAAGAAAAGGCGGGAAAACAATGAGTGCCGATAGCAGTCTTCTGATTCAAGCCATGCGTGAAGGAACCAACCAAGAACACCTGCCTCTGACTGATATCGGTATGCAACTTGGCTGGAGCGGGGACAAGACGAAGAACGTTTTCTCTGGTCGAACCAAACTATCAGGCGACGATGTGCTGGACATTCTCAGCAATCCGAATGTGCCGATTCCGGACTTTAAGCGGTATCGCATGCTCCTGCGGATCAGACAAGCTTTGCTCACGCCGGCGGAAGACGGGGAATGAACGGGACCATCGAACAGTTGCGTGCAGCCGTCTACGGGCAGGCGATAGGTGACGCATTGGGCGTACCATACGAGTTCCACGACCGGGATGCGTTCACCTGCACCGGCATGATCGGACACGGCACGCATAATCAGCAGGCTGGCACGTGGTCGGATGACACGAGCATGATGCTCGCCACCTTGGATTCGCTGATCGGCAACGACTGGCAAGTGGACATCGAGGACATGCAGCACCGGTTCAACGCTTGGCTATATGACGGCGAATATGCCATCGACGGAAACGTGTTCGACTGCGGAAACACCGTACGCGAAGCACTCCACCGAGGACATGGACTCCATGGCGAATGGGACAATGGAAACGGTTCTCTGATGCGTATCATGCCTCTCGCATTCACCGAAGCCGACCGGGAGACAGTCGGTGAGGTGAGCGCCATCACGCACGCCCACCGGTTGAGCCAAGAATGCTGTTGGGCTTGGGTGCAGCTGCTTCGTTCAGCGTTGCACGGCAACGGTTTAGGTCGTCTCGGTTCATATGCGAAAGGTTACGGGCGCGATTCCGTCAAATCAGGCGGATATGTGAAAGACACGTTCAACGCCGCCATCTGGTGTGTGGCCAACACCAGCAACTATCGGGACTGCGTGCTCGCCGCCGTCAACCTCGGCGGCGACACCGACACCACAGCAGCAGTCGCAGGAAGCATGGCCGGAATCCTATACGGCTACGAGGCCATACCCGAAGAATGGAGGGAACAATTACAGGGGCAAAACATCATCGAACGGGTATTGGATCGTCTTTTTCCTGGAAAAACAATTCCCGAAAAAACGAGGATTCAGCTGAATTCTCGCGAATAATCTGAAACCAACAGCCCTGAAAGAAAGGCATTCAGATGGTTGATTCCAGGAAATCCATTCAAGCAAGACAACAACGTCGCCGAGCAAACGGTGAATTCGCGGAGGAACAGGATACCGGTCTGCCCTCCGATGATACGCTGACGGACTTCGAACGGAAACGGTTGAACAATGCGATGCTCGCCGCAGAAACGAACATCATCATGGATCCGGATGTCGCCGATTACTCGCAGTATGCGGCCAGCCGACTAGACGAGCTGGTCGCAAGACCGGCAAAGCCCGGCGAGACCGATGACATGCCCCTCATCGTCGCCAATCTCCGTTACGACCCTATGGGCGCCGACGGCTCACGCGCCGATTATCTGGCCGACCACGTGCAAGCCGCCTACGACGGGGTGCCGGTGAAAGCCCGTGATCGTATCCAACTGGCGGAGGAGACACGACAGCATATTCTCGACACCGCCGTTGACCCGGACAAGGCATTACGGGAACTCGGCTTGAGGCCAGTACAACCGGGAGAGCATGTCGGAGGCCCTGACACGCCACGCTTCCCCGGCGAACTGGCGGAGCTCCGCTACCAGGCCGCATTGAAGGGAGCCCAAACCAAACAGGCCAGATATGATGCGGCCTCGGAAAAACACCTCGCACCACTCAACGAGCAAATGCTCGGCCTATACAAGGCCAATGTGAATCGCGGGTTGATCAACGGCAGCGCGTTCGATGACAAGATGGCTTTCGCCGACGCATTGCATGAACTCCAGGAGGACGGCTGGAATCCGGAAAAAGGTAAGGAATACCGTCAGTCCAAGGACTTCAAGAAACTGGAAAAACAGTTGCTGAACGGGCGGAAACCGACCCGCCGCTACCGTCAGCTGCGCGACGCATTGTGCGACAACGAACGTGAATACCGGTATTTCATGGAGTCGAAACCCGATGTGTTCGACCCGAATGAAAAAGTCGAGAAACCATTCGCCGGTTTGGGGCCCGATGTCGGTCAAGCGGCGATGCTCCGCCTGACTGCAAAACATCGCGGCATCGAGGATGCCGTACGGTTGGCCCGCCGTGACCAATCCATTGAATACACGGTGGCCGATGCGAAAACCCATACGTTCCGGTCGGATCACGATGAGTTGAGGATGACGTATCTAAGCGATGGCAGTCCTTATAAGCCGGAGCATACGATCATCACCGCGAACGGCATCAAACCGGCTTCGGTGATGAGCTGGATCCACCGTGAGAAGCCCGGTTCCCCCGCATGGGAGCAACGGGCACGGCAACGGTTCATGGAACAGAATGTTGACGTCCTCCCCACGGTTTAAGCCGGGGGATTCCTCCTATTGTTTTGCGGTAGGAGAGGTTCTGGTCTCTAAGAGACCGCCACGGATTCGCGTGTAGCGTTTCCGTTGGTCTTATGTCCCTGTTCGGCCGGGGTGCCGTCCGCGCCCCACAGGTTTTCCGACGTGACGGCGAGCGTGTCCAATCCCCGTTTGAGAATGTTTTTCGCCGCGTTCACGTCAGCGTTCGTCTTATACGAGCATTTCTTGCAAATGAACACCGCTTGGCTCTCGCGGTTTTCTTTCGCCACATACCCGCATTGACTGCATGTCTGGCTTGTGTAGGCCGGGTTGACGAGTATCATGCCCACGCCGTCGGCAAGCTTGGTCTTGTATGCGAGCATGGAGGACAGTCTTCCCATGCTCGCCTGTCGGAGACTACGGTTGAGTCCACGTTTCGCCGCCTGACCGTTAGGGAGGTATCTGCCTTCATGCAACGGGTCGGGAACAGGCTTGTTGCGTCGGCTCATGTTCGCTAATCGTAGGTTCTCCAACACAATCAAATCATTGTCACGCACGAGTTGGGTCGTGTATTTTTGGTACACGTCATCCAATATACGTTTGGATTTCGCATGCAGTTTTGTGATTTCCAGCCGGGTCTTCCAATATGCGCGGCTGGTTCTGCCACTATTCGCGTATTCTTTCTCACTGGAATATCCGGCTGTCTTGACCCTACGGGCTTGGCTTTTCTGACGCTTCCGGATTTCACGGTCGATGGCTTTCAGCCTGTTCTTGGGTAAGTCCATGAATCGACCGTTGGAGTCGGAGGCGGCATGCGCGCATCCACGGTCTATGCCGATGGCCTTTCCGGTGGGCTTGCGTCTGATGGGGAGGGGAATGTTGTTGAACACGACGGTGCGGTTCGTCCAATCCACTTGGATGGCCGTGTATTCGCGTATCGGCTGGCTGGCTCGCACGTGCAGGAGGATGCGGTAGCGTAACGGTTCGCCCGGCAATGACATGCCTTTGGGATTCTGTCCGGTGATGGTTATGATGCCGTGGTTGCGGTTGACCCGACGGTATACGGCGTTGCGTCCCCCGTTGTGCCAGCAGACGAAACGCTGCCCGTCACGCTTGTACGATTTGAACCGGGGCATCCGTCCCGGCTTCAACCGTTTGCTTAGCAGGGTCTTGCGTCGTTGCACGGCGGTGAACCATTCGACCCGTTCGATTCGTGTCGGTGATTCCAATATGAGGGATGGCACCGCCGCCAGCCAAGAACATTCGCTTCGGGATTGGCTGACACTGCGAGTGTCGGGTTCGCCGCCGATGGGGATGAGGGTTTTGTCCTTGCCGTATTTGCAACGGTTGGAGCGCAATTGGTTGAACCGGTATCGCCAAGCGTCGCACAGCCATTCCATTGCCTGACTGCCGGTATTCGCGTAAAGCTTTTCGGAACATGGGTCATGCTGGTCGGTATAACCGATGAACGGTTTGGCACCGTCCAACGTCACACGTTCCAACACGACTTTCTGGCTCATATTTCTAATAATACCACATTACGCTTAATATGGAAAAAGAAAGCTGTGATTCCTCCCCACGCCTAAAGGCGGGGGCACCCTCACAGCAAAACGGTGGCGACTGGCGTTCTGCCGGCTGATCGTATTCTGCTTCGCTAAGCGCCCTGGAGTTTTCGGTGCGGCTTTTTGTTTTTATTATGAAACGGTTTTCGGCCGCCGCCGTGGAACGCTTGGTTGCTTTCTACGGGGTAGCCCCTCGAACAGGAATTTGCAAAGCACTTTCACTTCTTCCTCGGTGAGTGCGTCAATCATATTGTCGCGCCTGTTGCCGTCAGGCTCCTACAAAATCGCGGAGGCTTTTTCTGCAAAGCGGAAAATATTGTCCAGCACGCAACCGTGCGCAACATGAGATAATAACACGGTGAATTTATTTGCAAGTATTTACTTGGCAGGCCCGTAGGCGCGCGGGCCTCACTCTGACAGAATTAGAAGCGCTTACCGGGATAGGGAAAACGACGTTGAACAACATCGAAAACGGCACAGTGTCGCCGCGCCTGGATCAGTTGGAGGCGATAGCCCGCGCAACGGGCACTAAAATAACAGATTTGTTTGACGCACCGAACAAATAATGCAACCAGAATTATAACACATAACAGTGCAGCGCGGTGGACATGCACAGTATATTTCCCGAAATCGGGAAATATGGCGCAAAACCACCAAAAAGCGGGAAATATCTGGTAAAATGCATCCAAGGAGGTGAGCGCTTTGGATGCGCAGTATTATCGTAAAGTGCTTAACGAGCTTTTGAAACTTGCAAACCTCGCACAGCTAAAACGAATATACAGGTATGCGCAAACAATAATTTTACATGGCTCCAGTTGAGCGAAAACGGCGGCTTGCCCTTTGGGGTGGCTGCCGTTTTATTGGTTATTGGATAGAAAGAGCTTGTGCTGTTTGACTTTATGCTCCAAAATTGCCCATCATGTTATGAAAATGCCGCCAGTCATCGGGACTGAACCGGGAGAATCCGCGAAAAACGGAACGTGCAAAATCGATGGCGTCTGCTGGTACAGTGCCGAGTAGTTTTATGATTTGCTCGGTGTTTTCGATGAACATTTCACCTTGCCCGGTAGTAAGCCAGCCATAGTCGATATTAAATTCACGACAAACGAGCATTATGGTTTGCTCCGAAGGATTATTTTTTTCGCGCTCCAATAAACTAACAGAACTTTTGGTTATTCCGATTTTTGAGCCAAATTCTTCTTGCGAAAGGCCCAAATGCTCGCGAATTTGTTTTAATCGCTCATTTATGCAGACACTGTTATTTGAAGAAGGGCAAGAACTTAAGTTTGAACCATGGGTTTTGGTGAACATTTCGCCTTGCCCGGTGGTGAGCCAATCGTAGTCGATGCTAAATTCACGGCAAATTAACATAACGGTTTGCGTCGATGCGGAATTTTCACCGCTTTCAATTCGACTGATTGCCGATGTAGTTATACCTATTTTACGACCCAATTCACCTTGAGACAATCCAAGGGCAAGACGAAGCTGCTTTATGCGCTTATTCATACGACACCGCCTTTTGCATTGAAACGGGGCCACTATTTTATTCTTCGTTACTTGCTGGCAACGTGTTTACCTCGTCGGGGTTCATCCCGCCGAGGAATTTTTTTATCAGGCTGTGAAGCTGCTGCCAATCCTCGGTGCTGAATTGAGCGAACCCGCGAAAAATTGCCCGCGCAAATTCATTTTCTCCGGCCAGCACGGTGTCAACCAGCTTTGTGACCTGATCGTCGTTTTCGGCGAACATTTCGCCTTGCCCGGTAGTAAGCCAACCGTATTCGATGTTAAATTCACGGCAAATCGATTTAACTGTTTGCCCCGAGGCTCCATTCGAACTGCTTTCTATTCTGCTGACTGCGGATTTTGTAATTCCCAAGCGTCGCCCGAATTCTTCTTGAGACAACCCGAGAGAACGACGAACTTCTTTTATACGTTGATTCATTGTTTCACCATCCTTTCTTGAACCAATGATAACACACAACGTTGAGAAATGCAACAGTTTTGAATGAAAAAGGGTTGACAAAGTTCTAAAACTCAATTATAATATGTTTAAAGGTTGAGTAACTTAACGATGCGAAAGAAAAATGGGAGGCCCAAAATGAACAAACAGCAGAGAGACTACGAAAAAGCAAAGCAGGCAAAGCGGTGCGTAGAAATGAAGATGGAGGCGCGCGAGAAATCCTTTTTAAAGGGCCGTGGGCTTATGGACAGCGAGGGAACCGAAGCCGACAGTCTTTATAAAATCGAAGATGAAGCCCTTTTTGATATGGCGTGCAAAGAATTCGATTCATTGCCGGGTATTCCTGAACTGAATGAAGAATACGCCCGCGCGGGCGAAGCACTGCACGCAGCGGAGGAGGCGCTGGTGGAATACGCTTTATCAATTGCGCCGACAGCCGCTGCACGTACCTTGCGAGAGAGCGTGAAAAACGATTATACGATTCGGCAGAAGATTATAACCCTCACAATGAAATTAGATACCAAAACAGTAAAAACAAGGAAATAAAAACAAGGCTGACCCATCGGCCAGACGGGGAGAAGGGATTTGAGCAAATGGACAAATGGACGCATACGACACTCTTTGACAGACCATACCCGCCAGAGAAGCGGGGGGGGGGGCCGGCGCTTTTACACCGCATCGTCGGGG